GTCGAAGTGGTGCTCACGGCTGCTGACGAACGCCGGCCCGTTCAACGAGCTCCGCCTCGGCTTCCGCGACACGCCACCGGCAGGAGCGCACACCTACAGCGCCCGTGCCTGGTCGGACTCCGCGAACGGCGGCACCGTCAGGGCCGGCGCCGGCGGCCAGAACAACCTGGCGCCCGGCTTCCTGCGGGTGGTGCTCGACATCTGATGGCCGACGTCCCGCACTTCTCGCTGCCGTTCCGGTTCGGGCCGCCCGCCGCCGTCACCGAGCAGGACTCGCTCGACGAGATCTCCGACTGCTGCCTGGCGATCATGCTCTGCCCGACCACGTTCCGCGTCGAGCTGCCCGAGTTCGGCATCCCCGACCCGACGTTCTCCAGCCCCGAGGTCGACGTCACCGTCATCCGCGACGCAGTCGAGCGGTGGGAGCCGCGCGCGTCGCTGCAGATCAGCGAACACATCGACCCGCTCGACGAGCTCGTCGCCCGCGTCGACGCGTTCGTCCAGCTACGAGCCGAGGAGTAGCCGATGCCGTACATCGACGTCACGATCGAAACCGAGCCGGTCGACCTCGCCGCCGACGCGTTCGGCTACATCGAAGCGCAGGTGCCCGGCTGGCTCCCGTCGCCGGGCAACCTCGAGGCGTGGCTGATCGAGGCGCTGGCGCAGATCGCCGGCGAGCTGCGCGTCCTCGTCGGCCTGGTGCCCGAGGACATCTTCAAGTTCTACGGCGCGACGATCATGGGCATCCCGCCCTACGCCGCGCTCGCCGCCAACGCCACCACCGTCTGGACCGCGATCGACACCGGCGGCTACACGATCAGCGCCGGCACCGTCGTCGGGATCACGCCACCCGCGTCGCAGGACACCTACGGGTTCCAGGTCACCGCCGACGTTGTGATTCCGGCCGGGCAGACGACCGCGTCGGTGCAGGTCGTGGCGATCCAGCCCGGCGCCGACGCGTCCGGGATCACCGGAACCGTCGCCATGATCGACGTCCTCGACTTCATCCAGTCGGTGACGCTCGCCGGCGCCACCACAGGCGGCCAGGACGCCGAGACCGCCGACGCCTACCTGAACCGGCTCTCGGACATGCTGACGCTGCTGGCGCCGCGGCCGATCCTGCCGAACGACTTCGCAGTCATGGCCCGCACGATGACCCCCGGGGTCGCCCGGGCGTGCGCCGTCGACCTCTACAACCTGTCGACGCAGACCGGCAACCAGCCGCGCTGCTGCAGCGTCTTCGTCTGCGACCAGAACGGGAACGTCTGCTCGGCCGCCGTCAAGACCGCGTGCCTGTCGCAGCTCCAGTCGCAACGCGAGATCAACTTCCTCGTCTTCGTCGGCGACCCGACCTACAACCAGATCGACGTCACGTTCCAGGTCGTCAACTACTCCGGGTACGACCCGACCGACGTCCAAAACCGCGTCATCGCCGCGCTCACCGACTACCTGCAGCCGTACAACTGGGGGCTGCCGCAGTTCGGCGACAGCGGGTCGGTCAACTGGATCAACGAGACGACCCTGCGCTACCTCGAGGTCACACAGGTGATCAACAACGTGGCCGGCGTCCGCTACGTCAAGCCCACGACGACGATCGGCAAGCACGGCGGCGCGATGGGCACCGTCGACGTCGCCCTCACCGGCCAGGCGCCACTCACCCAGCCAGGCACGATCACCGGGACGTCCGGGCTGACGTGAGCACGACGTCGTACACGCCGGTCGGAGGGATGCAGCTCGGCAAGCCGCCGACGCCACCGCCTGTCCCGCCCGGCCTGACGCCGCAGGCGTTCGCCGCCGACCTGTACCAGGCGCTCGCACCCTTGACCGCCCAGGAGCCCTACAACGGGTTCTCGCTGCTGATCCTCTGCAACGCGATCGGCGTCATGTTCCAGATGGTCGACGACTGGGTCCGAGACCAGCCGCAAGGGCCCGGCTGGTCGCTGCTCCTCGACATCAACCGCTGCCCCACCGAAGCGCTCGGGTGGCTCGGCCAGTTCGTCGGCGTCCGCATCCCAGGCAGCCTCACCGACGCGCAGCAACGCGCCTGGATCCTGTCAATGATCGGGTTCCGCCGCGGCACCCCGGCCGCCATGATCGCCGCCGTCCAGGCCACCCTGACCGGCACCAAGACCGTCACGCTGGTCGAGCGCGACGGCGACCCGTACGCGCTGACCGTGAAGACGATCGCGGGCGAGACGACGCCGGCGACGAGCGCGGCGATCCTGTCGCAGAAACCGGCCGGGATCACGCTCGGCACGACCGGCACCGGCGGCGTGCAGACGTGGGGCACGTTGAAGACGCGCAACGCGACCTGGGCGGTCGAGCTCGGCAAGTACGGCAACTGGTCGAACGCCCTCTTCGCCATCCCACCCACCTAGGAGGCTGGAATGCTGACGACCCCAAACTACGCGCTCCGCTACCCGCAGTCGACCGACCCTGCCGACGGGCCAACCCACATCGGCGACCTGGCGTCCGACGTCGACGGTGTCCTCAAGACGCAGATCTGGACGCCGCTCGACAACCGCGTCAAGGCGCTCGAGGCGATCGGGCCGCCGGCACCGGCACCGACGACGCAGAACGGCTCCTGGACGCTCGGCGGCTCCGTCAGCCTCCCGGCCGCCACCTGGACGACGCTGGTGGCGACGCCGTCGCTGGCGAAAGGGACGTGGCTGCTGATCGGCCAGGCGCAGGTGCTCGCCACCGACAACTCGAACCCCGGCCACACCAGCTGCCACATCAAGGACACGCAGGTGTGGACGGCGGGCGGCGGCTACCCCGACAGCCGCGCCGGCGAGATGCAGATCTTCATTCACGCGATCGTCGTCCTTGCCGTCGCCACCGTCGAGCGGTTCGAGGCCTACAACGGCGTCGGCAAGTCGCAGATCATGCCGAACGGCCCGAACGGAGAGCCGGCCGCGACCAAGCTGTCGTGGATCAAGCTCGCCTAGTAGATCCCGAACCAGAGCATGGATGCGGACGCGCCGAACACCGCCGGGTTCGGAAGCGCGGCGAGGCTCTGCTGGATTTGCGACGGGGTCGGGGCGTGGCCGACGCCGCCGCCGCCGGACCCGGCCTGGCCGATGCCCGCCCACGACACGGACGTCGTTGTGAACACCTGGAAGACGCAGACATAGAACGGGGCGGCCGGCATCGCCAGCGGCGTGACGAGGTTCTTCGACACGTTGCCGACGCCGGGCGGCGACGCCGAGAAGTCGGCCGTGTTAGCGAGCAGCGCGCTCGTCGCCTGGTCGTAGATCGCAAACTGGAGCAGCGTCAGCCCGGCACCGGCGATGGAGCAGATCGCTTCGATCGTGTGGATCGTCGGCAGCCGGGCGCGCTGAGCGGCGGTCGGCTCGAACAGCGAGCCGAGCAGCTGCCCTGACTGCTGGTTGCGCCCGAGGAAGGCGAGGCCGGGAGGGAACAGCTCGATGCCGCCCTGCGGCTTGCGGTACTCGTCAACGGTGCGGTCGAACCAGCCCGGCTCAGGTGCCGGGCCAGTCGGCCCTTGCACGCCTTGCGGCCCGGGCGGGCCGGCTGCACCTGTCGGCCCGATCGGCCCTTGCGGGCCGGCTGCGCCGACATCGCCTTTCTGACCCTGCGGACCCTGCGGACCCGGCGGGCCCTGCGGGCCTTGAGCGCCGGTGCTGCCGGTCGGGCCGACGTTGCCCTGCGGCCCCGGCGGGCCGGTCGTCCCCGTCTGTCCGGTCGCGCCGTCTGGGCCTTGCGGGCCGTCAGGGCCGACGTCTCCCTGCGGCCCCGGCGGCCCCGGCGGGCCGACGTCTCCTTCCGGGCCGGGCGGCCCGATCGGGCCGGTGATCATCAGCGGCGGCGTCGCCGACGCGGCGACAGCCTCGTCGAGCTGCGACCGCTGCACCGGAAACGACTCCTGCCGGACGATCGTGATGCCGCCCTCGCCGCGTGCGGTCGCCCGGTACCAGCCGTACCCGTTGGCGACGACGTAGCGGTACGACCACTCGCCGACTGATGGGTTCGTCAGCTCGCCGTCCGTCGATGTCCAGGAGAGCTGCTGGCCGTCGGGGCAGATCAGCTCGAACGTCACCGTCTCCGGGTCGGCCGCCACGCCCGACTCGTCTGTGAACTGGACCGTGAGAGCGACCTCGTCGCCGATGTCGTACGGCGCTTCCTTCACGCGAACGAGTGTACGCGCCAGGCGAACGGGTGTACGATTCGCCGCAACCGCCCGAGGGGGTCGCTGGTGCCAACCGAAGCCGAGCTCAAGGCGGCGGCGAAAGAAGCAGAAGCCGCCGAGAAACAGCGGTTCGACGACTGGAAGAAGCTCCAGGAGGACGCCGGCCACACCGTCGACGGCGACTCGTTCCAGAACGCCACCGTCAGCACGCTCCCCGAAGGCCCCACGATCGACCTCGAGGTGTCGTCGTGATGGACGCGATCCTGTTCGACAAGGGACTCGACCTGTACGAGCGCTACTGCTACAAGCGCGACTCCGGCCTGATCGTGTCCAGGTTCCGGCCGTTCGACGAGCTCGACATGCAAGACCAGCTCGCGTTCGCCGACTTCATCGGCTTCAACGCCGGCCGGATCATCGCCGAGAACTCCGGCTGGCCCGCCTCGTCGAAGTTCGACCTGTCCACGCGGCCGATCTCGGCCTGTGCGGCCACCGACGCGTACGCCGCCCGGGCGCCGATCACCGGCACCGGCTACGCGCAGGCGACGCAGGCGACGCCGACCGCAACCGCAGGCACCCTCGGCCAGAAGGCGTTCACCGTGCTGTCGTGGGCGACCGGCGCCGCGACCGACTGGACGAACCCCTGTTCGATCGTCTGCTCGGACGGGTCGTCGCTGATCGCCGCCTGGAACCTCGTCCCAGGCGGCGCCGCCCAGGTGATGTCGGCCGCGAACACGACGATCAACGTCACCCCGACGTACCTGCCGACGAACCCGCCGTAACCCCGGTCGGCGCCGGTGCCGACCACTAGCTTCTTCCCCAGCACGAACGCGGCGCACGGCAGCGACACCGCCTTCCAGAACCCGGCCAACGCCTACGCCGACGACGGCGTCTACGCGACGACGACCACGGCGGTCGCCACCTTCGGCGCGATCCTCGGCAACTTCGGCATCTCGCTGCCGGGCGGCGCCACGATCACCGCCGTCCAGATCGTCGCCAAGGGCTACATCGGCAACGCCGGCCGTCCGGTTGACCTGCACGCGTGCGCCCGCCTCGCCGGCGTCGACCAGACCGTCCACGACGTCCTCGGCTTCGCCGCCGGCTCCGGCTCGCCGCAGTACGCGACCTTCGACGTCACCGCCGACCGCGCCTGGGCGGCAGGCGACTTCACGAACGCGAACTTCCAGGTGTCGTTCTGGTGCCGCGTAGCGGGCAGCCTCGGCGTGATCACGAGCATCGACGTCGTCCGCGTCGACATCACCTACTCGACCGCGGTCACGATCAACACCACGCCGAGCGGCGGCATTGTGCTCGGCGGCGGCCGGTCGTTCCAGCGGGTGCGGACGTTCACCGCCGGCGGCGGCATCCGGCTCGGCGGCACGACGGTGACGAAGTTCCCCGGCCCGATCAACCTGACCGCCCCGGTCGTGTCGGGGTCGCTCGTCCAGGGGCAGGTGCTGACCTGCTCGCCCGGCACCTGGCAGCAGGGAAGCTAGTGGCCGCCCCCGTCGCCCCCGTCCTCGACACCTTCAACCGGGCCAACGGGCCGCTCGGCGCGAGCTGGGGCGGCACCGTCACCGGCCAGGACTCACCACGGATCGTGTCGAACCGGGCGCAGGCCTCGGGCGTCGATCCGAACCTGTCGGACGCGTACTGGCTCGGGTTCACCGCCCGCTCGGCCGAGGTCTACATCGACGGGCTCGGCGTCACCTCCGGGAACCTGTACTTCGCCCTCTACCTCTGCGTCATCAACCCGGGCAAGGCGAACTGCTACGGGTTCATGATCGACTCGTCCGACGAGGCGTCGAACCCGGCGCTGACGCTCTACCGGATCGACAACGGCACCGAGACGCAGGTCTGGCAGTCGGCGTCCGGTGGCCTCAACCCAGGCGACCGGCTGTGGGTTCACGCGCAGGCAGGCACCGGGTCGCCGCCGACGTCGACGACGATCACGATCTACGTCAGCCGAGGCGGTGGCGCCTGGACGCTGATGACGACGCAGGTGCTCTCGTACTCGTACCTCGGCTACGTCGGATTCGCGGTCGACCAGTGGGCAGCCGGCAGCTACGGGCAGTCGTACATCGACAACTTCTACGGGCAGAGCTTCGACGCGATCACGCTCACGTCGACGCCGGCGGGCGGCATCCGTATGGGCGGCTCGGCCGCGATCGCCAAGACGAAGGCGTACCTGCCGTCGAAGGGCATCGTTCTCGGCGGCAGCAGCACCCGATCGAGGGCGATCGCGGCGTCACCGTCTGGAGGCCTCGCCTTGGGTGGGTCTGCGGCCACGCTCGTGTCGGGGATCAGCTACGCGTACCAGTGGCAGCGAGACAACCACGGCAACGGCGTGTTCACGCCGATCGCCGGCGCGACGACGAACCTGTACACGACGCAGCTCGCCGACATCGGCTGCCAGGTCCGCTGCCAGGTCACCGCCACCGACCTGTCCGGCTCGAAGGTCGCCGGGTCGAACACCGTCGGGCCCGTCACGCCCGTCGCCACGGTCTGCACGCCCTCGGGTGGGCTGCGCCTCGGCGGCGCCGCGACGGCGAACCGGGCGCGGTCGTATCTTCCGGCCGGCGGCGTCATGCTCGGCGGGCAGGCCAGTTCGTCTCGTTTGCTCGTCGCGCCGCTGGCCGGAGGCATCCAACTCGCAGGCCTGGTCGCCTACCTGCGGACGCTGACCAAGACCGCGAAGAGCGGCATCGTCCTCGGCGGCTCCTGCCAGGTCACACGGCAGCTCATCAAGACGCTCAGCGGCGGGATCGTGCTCGGCGGCGTCGCCGTCACCAGCAAGTCCGGCATCACCACCGTCGCGCCCCGGGCCGGGATCCAGCTCGGCGGCCACCAGACGAACACACGTGCGATCACCTGCCAGCCGAAGGCCGGCATCGTCCTCGGCGGCGACTGCCAGGTCACCCGTGCTGGGGTGCTCGCACCGGTGGGCGGCGTCCGGCTCGGTGGGACCCGAGCGTACGCACTGATCCGCAACACGGCACGTACGGGCGGGATCGTCCTCGCAGGCGCGTGCGACACGATCATCAACACCGGCCTGGCGAAGAACCCACGCGGCGGCCTCATCCTCGGCGGCAAGACGCTGATGGCGATCGGCCGGACGCCGACCGGAGGGCTACGCCTCGGCGGCCAGGTCAGCCGGACAATCCTCCGGGCCTCGGTTCCCGCCGGTGGGCTGCGCCTCGGCGGGACCGCCGCCGAGGCCCGGAGCATCGTCAGCGCGCCGGTCGGCGGCCTGGTGCTCGGCGGTAGCCAGACGAGCGCGCGGGTGATCGCCAGGCAGCCGAAGGCCGGGATCGTCCTCGGCGGGGCCTGCTCGAGCTCGCGGCTGCTGTCCAAGGTTCCGGGCGGTGGAATCCGTCTCGCCGGCGGCAACACCACCGCCCGGACGATCGTCTGCTCCCCCTCCGGGGGAATCACCCTCGGCGGCCGGATCTCTTACGCCACGACGCTGAACCGGCCGGTCAGGGGCGGCATCGTGCTCGGCGGTGCGGTCCGGACCGCAACCAGCCGCCGAGTTTTCGGCGGTGTCCGGCTCGGCGGCGCCACTACCTGTCTACGACTCGTAGACCGGATCGTCACCGGCGGCATCCGCCTCGCAGGCGGCGTCCGGATCGGCTACGAGCACGCGCCGAAGGCAGGCATCGTCTTAGGGGGCTACAGCCAGTCCGTGCTGGTGCGCGCCAAGCATCCGGTCGGCGGCATCATTCTCGCCGGCACGGTCGCCGTCGCCAGCCACGTGTCGCAGCGCGCGGGCGACGCCGAACTCACCACCATCGCCGCCGACGCGGAACTGACGATCATCGGGGTGGGCGACGCCGACCTGGAGGTCGTCGCCGTCGACGAGGCGCTCGTCCTGTCGGTGCTGTGACCACCGTCGACGACGTCCTCGTCGCGCTCGTCGGTGGGCTGTTCGTCCTGGCGATCGCGCTCCTCCGCGTGCAGATCAAGATGCGCGAGCGGATCGCCCGGCTGGAGGGCATCGTCAACCATCAGCGCCCTGGCTAAGTACGCACGTTCGCGCGTACACTCGTTCGCATGACGGAGTGGTACGAGAAGCCGTATCCGAAGCACTCGAACCCTCCGAGCGTCTCGCTGCCGCGCACCCTGTACGCGCCCCGCCACGACGAGGGCTTCTACTCCGGCCCCGACGTCACCGCGATCAAGCGCGCCGTCTCCCGGCTGGGCCGGTGGCCGTGGGACCCGGAGGGGTGGGACGACGGCTACGCCGACACGTTCGCGTTCGGCACGTCCGGCAACGTCAAGGACACCGGCGTCAAGGGCGTGCAGCGCCAGTCGAAGCTCGACCAGTCCGGCGTCTTCGGCCCGCACACATTCGAGGTCCTCCGCACCGCCGCGATCCCGCAGGGGCTCCCGCACGCCGGCGAACGCGCGTTCGACGACTACGCGCTCAACCTGCTCAAGAGCTACGACCCCGGCTACGACGTTCCCAACCTGGGGCCGGTCAGCGCGAACGGCAAGAGCGTCCTCGACCACGACCTGACGCACGCCACCGGAGGGATCCCGCTCTACCCCGCCTTCGACGATGCCTTCAACCCCGGCACGACGATCATCGCCCCCGAGGCGATCGCGGTGGTGCGCGCGTCGAGCTCCGACCCTGGCGACGCGTTCTACGCCGAAGGCGACTCGGAGATCAACTACTGGTTCGGGCACCTCGTCTCCGCGCCTGCGGTCGGCACCCGGATCGGGAAGGGCGGCAAGGTCGGTGTCGTCTTGGATCACAACCAGGGCGGTGGCCCGCACGTCCACGTCGGCGTCAACGTCGAGCGGCTGTGGGGCAACGGCAAGCAGCTCACGCACCACACGAACTACACGCACGGCGCGCCCACGGTCGGGTCGCAGCTCGCGGCCGGACACCCTCTGTGAGCAACCCGGAGGAGTGGATCGGGCTCGGCTTCGTCTCGACGGCGGCGAACGCCGCCCCCGACGTGATCGCCGACATGGGGCCGATCGACGTCGTCTGTCCGCAGATCGCGTTCGGCATGAGCCCACCGGAGAACGACCCTGGCCTCGACGACGCGATCGCGTGCATGGGCCGCTGCCTCGAGCTCGGCCTCGACGTCGCCGGCTGGGCCTGGTGCGCGTACCCGGAGCTGGCCTGGGACGAGGCGACCTACCACGCCGGCGTCGCGCTCACGCTGGGACTGGAGCGGTTCGTCGCCAACATGGAGGAGCCTTACGACGCGCACGGCAACAGCCAGGACGCGCGCATGTGGGCGCCCGACCGCTACGCCGACGCGTTCCGGGCGATCGCGCCGCAGGTCGAGCTGGGAGTGACGACGACGCCCAGGTGGGCGAGCTCAGGCAACGAGCTGCGCGCGGCCGGCGCGACGATCATGCCGCAGGCGTTCACCGGCGAAGTCGCCGAGGCGACGATCCCCGTCTGCGTCGACCACGCCAAGAGCTGGGGCTGGCCAACAGACCGGATCCGCCCGCTGGTGCAGGTCTACAAGACGAACGGGCAGCGGCCGGACGCCGCCGTCTACAACGCCGACGCCGCCCTGTACTCGGTCGGGGTCGTGCCGTACACGCTCGAGCAGGCCTTCGACGGCGAAGGGACGGCGATGATCCGCGAGCTGTCGCCGTCGATCACCCGCCCGCCCGTGACGGCGGCGGTGAAGCCGCCACCCGACCTGCCGTTCGCCCGGGCGCTGTACCCGCCCGACGCGGCCGCGAAGGGCAAGAAGCCGTCGAAGGACGGCCCCGACGTCGAGGCGGTCAAGCGCGCGATCAGCCGCGCCGGCTACTGGCGCTGGCAGACGTTCGACCGCGTCTACTCGAACGGGTTCGCGCACGGCCGCTCCGGAGACGGCCCCGGCATCGAGGGCTTCCAGGCAGACCACGTCCTCGACCCCTCGGTGGCCCCGACCGGCTGGTACGGCTCCGCGAGCCACGAGGCGCTCCGCTGCCACCTGATCGCACCAGGGCTACCACACGCCGGCGAGTGGGCGTTCGACGCCTACGCGATCGACCTCTACCGGCAGGCGACGTAGTGCCGTGCTCGCCCTCGCCGTCGCCCTCGCCTTGCTGGTGCCTGTCCTGATCCTCGTCGCCCTCTGGATCATCTGGCGGCAGCTCACGGACCGGTAGACCAGGTGCCGGAACTGTTTTTCCCGCACTTTGCGTGACCTAGCTGGTATCTTTCGAACCTTCACGATCTGTTGCACGCTGGGTGAGCGCAGATCGTTTATACGTTCGGGCTCGCCGCGCAGCTCTCAGCGACACGGAAGAGTCGGCAGCCAGAGGCCTACCCTGCGGCGGCAAGGAGGCACCAGCATGGCCCGGAGACCCGGCTACGAGGTCGGACGCCTGCTGACCGATGCTCTGCACCGGCACCGGCTCACGCCCGCGAAACTCGCCGACACGCTCGGCCACTCAGAAGCGGCGGTACGGCGCTGGCTCCGCGACGCGGTTACACCACGCGACGCGCATGCCTACGAGCTCGTCGACCAGCTCGAGCTCGACGTCAGCGAGTTCATGGCCGCGATCGTCCGCGACCGCCAACGCCGCCAGCGACACAGCGACAAGCTCAAGCGCGGAGGCGCGGCGGCGGTCATCTTCACCTGCCTCGCCCTCGGCGGCGGCCTGCACCTGGCGGGCCCGCTCGACCCTGGCCTCGACGGCAAGCTCCGCGACGGGCACCACCTGTACTCGTTCCCGACCTGGGGCGTCGTCGTCGACGAAAGCGGCGAAAGCGGCCGGTGACCGAGATGACGACGGTCGAGGAGGTCGCGGCGCTGCTCGCGCAGAGGTTCGGCAGCCACGTCTACTACCTCGCCCGTTGCGGTCATGTCGCCGAGGCGCCGGCGCCGTCGCGTGACGCCGAGTTGCAGCTCGGCGGCTCCGTCGAGTGTCCCGAGTGCCATCTGCCGCGTCGGGTGATCGGCTACGTCCCGGTCGAGGACGTCAGGTGATCGCTCTTGTGGCCGAGGACCCGTTCGTCCGGCACGCGCGCGACTCCGAGGAGCTGTCGGAGCGGCGGCTCTTCGCCGCTGCCGTGCACGCGAACGGCGGCATGATGTTCGTGCCGTTCTCGGCCATGCAGCTCGCGGCGGACGACCGGATCGAGTTCGCCTACCACGCGGTCGAGGGCGGAGTGCTCATCAGCGCGAGGCCGCGTCCATGAACTCCGGGGCTAGGTTCTGCGGCTTGGCCCCGGGGTCGGAGCAGGCTGAGGGCGGGCGCCGCCGGGCGCCCGGCCTGCTCCGATGATCCACGCCGTCCCGGAGCCGGAGCGCTACGTCGACGCGCGCGAGCTCGCCGCCAGGATGGGCGTCGGCACGACGACGGTCAAGAAGTGGGCGGCCGAGGGGATGCCGTCGTACACGTGGGGGCTCAGGCGGACGCGCCGCTACCTCGTCAGCGAGTGCATCGAGTGGGCGCTGGCCCGGGAGAGTAGGATCACCCCACCACCAGGCGGCGCACGAACGTCGCCCGGGCAACCGAAGGAGTAGTTCGATGCCGCAGCAGCTTCCCTCCGGCCGGTTCCGTGGACGCGTCCGTCACCCGCGCACCGGCAAGCAACTCAACCCGCGCGCCGTCATCGGCGGCCCGGAGACGTACGACAGCTACGAGGCGTGCAAGGCCGCCGAGACCTCGGCGCGCGACCTGCTGCTCTCGAACGCCCGCGTCGGCGTTACCGTCTCGGAGTTCTGGCAGCAGTGGACGACCGACCCGTTGTTCCTCAGACCAGCCGCCTCGACGAACATCCACTACCGGGAGCGCACCGCCAAGTTCGTCGCCAAGCACGGCGACCTGCCGCTGCGGGCGATCGGCGACGAGATCGTCGCCGAGTGGATCAAGGGCGGCAAGAACCTGAACACGGTCACGGCGCTGCGCGCGTTCTTCAACGACGCAGCCTCCGCGAAGGCCGGCAGGCTCGTCTCGCTCAACCCGTTCGCCAAGCTGGGGCTCCCGACGAGCCGAGGCCGCCGCGACACGATGCCGCCCGACGAGGCCTCGCGGGCCGGGCTCGTCCAGTTCGCCGCCGAGCTGACGCCGCCGTCGTTCACCGCCTTCCTCGACGTCGCCGCCCACGAGGGCATGCGCCCGGGCGAGCTGGACGCGCTGCGCTGGTCGAAGGTCGACTTCCAGGCCGGCACGATCCTCGTCGACGAGCAGTGGTGCGCGAAGGCCCACGAGTTCACCAGGCCGAAGCACGGCACCGTCCGTACGATCGCGCTGACCGACCCGGCGAAGCGCCGGCTGCTCAACCTGGCCCGCGAGTCGGAGTTCGTGTTCACCACCCTGCGTGGCACCCACTACCGCCCGACCAGCCGCGTGCACCACTGGAACCGCGTCCGGGCCGCAGCCGGGCTCGGGAACGTCGCCCTCTACACGTGCACACGGCACTACTTCGGCTGGTACGCCTGGAACGTGCTCGAGCTCGACCCCAGGGACATCGCGCTGCACTTGGGCCACCAGGACGGCGGCGAGCTCGTCCGCAAGCTGTACGGACACGCCGACGCCGCCCGCGCCCGCACCCGCATCCGCGACGCGTTCCAGACCGCCCCGGCCGCGCCGGTGCCGATCAGGGTCGCCAGGTGACCGAGGATCCGATCGTGCTGGTGCGCTGGAAGGACGAGGGCGACTTCGGGTTCATCTCCTGCTACCGCCAGTCCGAGGTCAACGCCGAGCTAGAGCCGACATTCGTCGGTGTCCCGTACGACCCGTTCCGCAAGCAGGAGTACGGGACGCTCGCCGAGGCGCAGGCGCTCGCCGACGAGCACAACGCCAGCCTGGAGGTGACGTGATGGGAAGGCTTGAGGAGCGCGGGGTCGCCCGGTGACAGACGGCCTCGTCTATTCCTGCTCGTACCCGGAGGGCAGCCGCGAGGAAGGCGTCTGCCGGATCTGCGGCCGAGCTGGGTCCCTGACGGAGACGCCTCGGCTCTACTGCTGCCGCAAGCACCAGCGGCGCGCGAAGAACGCGCGGCGGCACCCCGGCTACCAGGGGCCGAAGTTCTCCGGCGAGGGCGTCTGCCTCCACTGCGGCAAGACGTTCCGTCCGAGTCCGAGGTTCAGGCCGACGTGTGGCGACCCGGCCTGCTGGGAGGCGATGGGCGACCGGGGGTTCTGGCGGTTCCGCCAGGCGGTCAAGTGGCCGCACCCGCTCTCCTGGCTGGCGGCGAAGCTCAAGCTCGACCCCGACGATCCGCGCCTGCCGGAGGTCGCCAGGGCGCTGGCCGCGAAGGGCCTGCTCGTCGTCTACATCCGCGCCGACGGGACGGTCGGCGAGGTAGGCAGGCCGAAGGCTGAGACACGCGGTGAGACACAACCAGGCTCTGTGCAGGGATGAAGGTCTATCAGGCGCATAGGAAGGGTGTTAGGGCGCGACCAGTCGCCCGGAGTCGCCAGCGGGCGCCAGGCCGCATCCCGCCTCGGTTTCCACGTGGAATGCCACTGGCATTCCGAGATGTAGAACTGACCTACGTCTCCAGGCGTTTTCCGTCTCTGAGACACGCCGATGAGACACGCGGGGGTCGTGTCTCAGGACTGCGCCGCCCGCCGGCGCAGACCGTCACCATGCACGTGCGCGAGGAGCTACTCCCTCCGAGCGCCAGGGCCCCCGGGCGATTCGTGTCGTCGCGGGGGCCGACCTCTGAGGCGGCCGGGTGAAGGCGGTCCGGGTCGCCAAGGTCAGGCGCGGCGAGCCGACCGGGCTGCACGCCGTCCACTTGCTGCTCGACCTGGGCCGGACGTACTGCGGCCTGCACGTCGACGAGCTCCAGGTCGTGGACGAGCTCGACGTCGAGCGGCTGCCCGCCGGCGTCGAGGCGTGCATGGCCTGCGGCCGCGTCCACGAAGGCTGGCCGAGGGAGATGTCGCCGCCTGCGGAGCGGGTGATCAGCAACCCGGCGCCGGGCCGGTTCCGCAAGGCCGGCCCGCTCAACCACGGCACCCGCAGACGCGGAGGCCGCCAACTGTGACGTCCACACACCTACCAGGAGGTAGCCCATGACGTCTGTAGCTGAGCGCCGGGCGCGGACAGGAATCCCGCACCCGAAGTGGCGGGTCATCAGCAAGAGGTTCCCGATGGACGAGATCCGCTACGAGGTCCTGCACACAGACCTCCTCCGGGTCGCCGGCTATCAGCGTCCTCCCGTGCCGCGGCTCTGCGCGGCTATCGCCCAAGAGTTCGATCCGCTCCTTGCGGGCACGCTGGTCATCTCCCACCGCGACAACGCGTTCTGGGTCGTCGACGGTCAGCAGCGCCTCATCGGCGCACGGTCGGCAGGCCAGGCAAGCCTCGCGTGCCTCGTCGTCGAGGGGCTGACCTACGAGTACGAGGCGCAAGTCTTCGGGCTCCTCAACGACAAGCGCGTTGCCGTGAGCGCGGTCGCAAAGTTCAAGGCGGCGGTCGAGGGACAGGAGCCGTGGGCGATGGCGATCGTTGGGATCGTGACCAACCGGGGAGGGATGATTCGCGGCGTCGGCGGCCGAGGCAGCGCGACGGGGATCAAGGCAGTCGATGCGCTCCGCACGATCTATCTGAGGAGCGGTCCCGAGCGGCTCGACATGATCCTGGCCCTGATCGGCGAGGCCTTCGGGGAGCTCTCGGACGTGACCGCGACATCGCGGCTGCTTCGCGGCCTCGAGGTGCTGATCGCGGCCGAGCATCCAAAGCTCAACTGGGACCGGTTCACGAAGAAGCTCGCGGCGTCGTCGAACGACGAGATCGACAAGCTCGCGCGCCGGTTCACCGTCAATACGAACACGAGCGGCCGGGCGACGTACCTGGCGCTGCTCGAGATCTACAACAAGGGCACCCGGTCGAAGATCGAGCCCAAGGCAAAGATCGTCTTCAAGAAGGAGGAGTCCGATGAGTGCGGAGACTGATGAGCTGCGTGAGCGGCAGGGCGATCCGGTGATCGACCCGCGGGTGAAGGCGATGAAGGAGATGGAGGACGCGCTCGACCAGGGCAACCCGGAGCCGTGGCAGCCGGACCAGGTCGGCGACCAGATCATCGGCGTCTTCCGCCGCCTGGAGTTCGGCTTCGCCAAGCACGCGGGCCAGACGCCGATCGTGATCATCATCAACCCGATCACGAAGGAGGAGCGCTCGGTCTGGCTCCTCCACACCGCTCTTCGCAACAAGGTCGCCAGGTTGGCGCCGCAGCCCGGCGAGATGATCGCCATCCGCTACCTGGGGCCGGTGAACCCGGAGGGCGGCGGGCTCGCCTACGAGGGCTACGAGGTCAAGGTCGGCCGCACCAGCGGACGCGAGGTCGACTGGTCGAAGGTCGGCGGCACGGCGCTCGACGAGCAGGGCCAGTGGGAGGCCGAGCACTCCCGCTCCGACGCCGACGACATCCCCTTCTGAGGAGAGGAGACGCACATGAACCTGTCCACCGTCGAGATCTCGCGTGCCGGCGCGCGCGGCCGCGCCGCCGAGTACCGCCGCGCCGCCCGCAGCTCGAGCGATCCGCGTGAGCGGGCCGAGTTCGAGCAGATCGCCCACGCCTACCAGGTCGCCGCCCGCGACGACGTTGCGATCATCTCGCTCACCGAGACGATCAGGGCGGGCGGCACCGTCGTCCGCACCCGCACCTTCGGACGCGGCGACGACGAGCGCCACGAGAACTACCTCGTCCCCGCCCTGGCGGTGTGCACGTGGCGGGCGGCGTTCTGCTACTCGAGCGGCGTCCGCGAGGACGGCGCCGTCGAGTTCTCAGACAGTCTCCGACGCCGCTACGACTACCGGTCCGGCCTGATCACCGTCCAGGCTGGGTTCGACCTGCCGGCCGGCTTCCAGGCCGGACCACGGCATGTCGCGTCCGACTGGCACGCCTGGACGGCGATGGTGCCGATCGTGCCGCCGAAGCACCGCCCGCCGCGCGGCCTCGGCGACCGCCTCGTCCTGTGGGAAGCAGACGACTGGACATGGACACGCATGCCCGCGCCGCCCGGCGACCCGGCGCTCTTGAAGCAGCTCGGCGGCGACCTCTACGCGGTCGAAGCGACCTGGAACCTGACCGACCTCGAACGGCTCGTCCTCAGCGGAAGGCGGCTGCCGTGATCGAGCAGGAGCTACGTCTGGAGTCGGCGCGGGAGCGCCGCGACAGCGCACGGGTGGCGGCGCTTCGGGCGACGGAGGAGCTCGCCGACGCGGAGGCCGAGTTCGTGGAGGCGCTGCTGGAGAAGATGATCGCCGACCTGCTCGAGGTCGCCTCCGAGCTGCCTGACCTTGCCAGCGAGCAGGAGGTGGCGGCATGACCTCCAAGCCGTTGGCGCTGATGCTCGCGGTCGCGTTGCTGGCGATGGTGGCGATCGCCGTCATGTGGGAGACGGAGGCGCGAGGCGAGAACTACGGGTCGGCGACGGTGAAGCAGCAGGCGTTCGCGGAGCGCGCGATCCACGACTGGTTCGATCGGCAGGGCGTCGGCGGGACGATGGAGTGCATCGCCAGCCGCGAGTCGGGCCTGGCCGCGATCGCCTACAACGACGACGACTGGCCGAGGCAGGGCGTCGCAGGCCTGTTCCAGATCGCCTATCCGTTGTGGACGGCGAACAACCCGCGCGCGCCGGCGGCGTTCAAGCGGTTCTGGCACTACCGACCGGTGAGCTGGCAGGGCTTCAAGGCCCGCCTCGCCGACCCAGTCCAGTCGATCAGGCTCGCGTTCATCCTCTACCGCCACTCTGGCCTCGAGCCGTGGGGAGGCGGCTGCTAGCTGGATGAGCTTCACCGCCCCACCGCTCAAGCCGGGCCGCAGCCCGCCGCGTCTGTTCGTGACGTCGGGTGCGGAGTGGGACTACGGCCGCAACACGAGCGCCGTCCGTCCGCCCGCACCGGGGGCGCTCAAGCGGGCACTGCAGGCGCTGGCGGCGCTGCGCGCGCGCGACCCGGCGCTTTACAAGTGGATATCCGATGGACATCCAACCTTGACCGAGGCCGAGCACATCGCCCGCTTCGGAGGCCCGTACACGCCGAGGAGGCCATGAGCGCGATGACGCCAGGCACGCGCGTGACGGTCGACGGCAGGCCGGGCCGGGTCGTCAGGGTCGAGCGGAAGACGTACGTCGAGCCCAGGTGGAACCGGACGCCGGCGATGATCGTGGTCGACTACGACGACGGCGAGCGCCGGATGGTCACGGCGGCGCGAGTGAAGATCGTCGACTGATGGCCAGGCAGCGGTGGATCATCGTCCCGAACTGGGACCGCTTCCAGCACTACAAGGATCGCAACCCGCCCTGGATCAAGAACTACACCGAGCTGCTCCACGACGACGCCTACCTGGCGCTGTCGTTTCATCAGCGCGGCGTGCTGCATGGGATCTGGCTCGCATACGCGGCAGGTCATCGGCAACTCATCGGCGACACATCGGCACTTCATCGACAGCTCGGCCAGAGAGTGACGACAGCAACACTGATTGCGCTCAACCATGCGGGTTTCATCGAGGTTCGTGCTAGCAAGCCGCTAGCGTCACGCGCGCGCGCGCGTACGCGCTCGCAAGACGAACTACTACGTAGTTCTAAAGAGGCCGCTAGCGCGACGCGCAGAAGGCGCGCGCCAGCGGCCAGCCAGAATGGCCCGCCGCCGTGCCCGGAGTGCGGGGTCGGCCAGGGCCTGCACGCGTCCGACTGCTCGAAGGCCGGCATCCGGTGACCCGTTGCCGCGCGCCGCCTGAACGTACGTTCGCACGGCTAGCTATGTTCCGACCACCTCTCAACGAAAGGGATCGAGATGACCGTTCAAGCAGCGAAGCTCGTCAACCGCGACGTCTACGAGGTCAGGTACGACGGCGCGTCGGGCGACGGCGTCGCCAAGGTCCGGATGGAGAACCCCGAGACCGAGGACGTGTCGACGACGGAGACGAAGAACGACGGGGTGTTCACCGTCACCGTCGGCACCGGCTACGAGGGCACCGCCTCGATCGAGATCGCCGACGCGGGCGGCCACCTGATCGACTCCGGCACCGTCACGTTCGGCGCGGACGCGCCCGACGGAAGCCCGGACGATCCGCACCCGGCCCACCCGATCGTGCTGCCGACGCCGGAGCATCCGATCGCCAACCCGGACGCGCCGTACGTCGACCACCGCGACGAGGCCGCGCCCGAGGTCGAGTAAGCGTCCAACGTGTCCGGTACGCTCTTGCTCATGGGACGTCCGCGAAAGACACCGGAGGCCCGCCTCGAGGCGGTGCCGGTTCAGCTGCAGGTCGACCTCCGGGTCGCCTTGCAGAAGTGGAACCGGTCGAGAGCGCAGGCGGACAGGGACCTCGACGCGCTCAAGGCGGAGGTCGCGGTCGCGCTCGGCGAGGACGGCGTCTCCGTCCGCGACGTCGCGGCGGTGCTGGGCCTGTCGCCGTCGACGGTGCAGGAGCTCGTCCGCCCGCACCGAGCCGCTCGCGCAGTGGCCTGATGACCAAAAAAAAGCCCCCGCGACCCGAAGGTCGCGGGGGCTGCTTCTGCCACGGTCGTAGGTTACTTCTCGCCTTCGGGGAGCTTCTCCCGGTTGATGATGAACCGGAACGACCAGTACTTGTAGCCGTCGACGTGCAGATACTTGTACTTGTAGAACGTCTTGCCGTGGTCGGACGAGAACTCGGCCGTGTAGCCCTCCGTCCGGATCAGGTTCCGGAACCAGTCGTGCCACGCCGTCGGCGGCGGCATCGTCTTGCCGGCGACCGCCTGGCCGCGCACGGTGTACTCGTGCGGGATATGCGCGTAGCGGTCGCTGGTCGTGGCCTTCCAGCCCGCCGTGGCGATGAACTCCCTGGCCCCGCCCGGCGGCACGTCAGGCGGGTCGAACCGGACGATCTCGACGCCGGCGCGCTTCGCCGCCGCCTCGATCCTCTTCGCCATCTCCTCGTCCTCCGTGTCCGCGACGAGCCAGACGTTCTTGAGCCCAGGCATCCGCCAGCGCGTCACGACGTCACCTGGCACTCGGCCCGCAGGTCTTCCGGGTCGCTGATGCCGAGCCAGAAGCACACGGCGTCGCCGGACTCGGCGTCGTCGAGGACGAGCTCGGGCCCGGCCTCCAGCTCGTAGAAGCGGCCGACCACGAACACCTGCTCGGCCGGCACCACGGCGCGGGCCACGGTCGGGTAGCGGCGCTCATGCCTGCCTGCCGCGATCCTGACGCGGTCAGCCCACGTCTTCATGTTCACCGCCCCGTAGCGGTTGCCCTCGTAGTCGATCACCACCTGCTCCCCGAACGGCCCGCTCTTGTCGCCGACAGGCGAGCCGACGACCCCGGACTTCGGCAGGATCAGGTCGACCAGCTCCGGCATCGGAATATAGACCGCGACCGTGCTCATCGCAGCATCCCCTCGACCACGTCGCGGAGATTGACGACGGCCGCCTTGAACGCGACCCTCGCCCTGACGACGGCGCGAGTGGCCTCGACGAGCGGATCGCCCGAGTAGTCGTCGTCCAGCTCGATCTCGGTCTCCTCCTCGAGCAGCTCGGGCAGCGGCGGCGGCAGCTCGGCCTTCGTCGCGGCCGACGGGAGCGGCTCGTCGACCGGCCGCTCGGCCTTGCCGTTGCGGTGCTCTTCGCAGAGGCCGGCGTACATGCCGTAGCGGTTCGCCTCTTCGCCGCAGACACGGCACGGCACGGTCTTGCCGCGCGCGGCCATGCGTTCCGATTGCTTCACGTCGACCTCCTGGTGGTCGTGGGGTAGCTGTCCGTTCTCGTCTTCGAAGTCGGCGAGCGGAACGCCGCGCTCGGCGGCGTTCCGCATCGCGTTCGACTCGACGGCCATGCCGTCCATCGCCAACTCAAGGTGCTGCTCGTCTGCGTCGACGATGTCGAGCAGGTCGCGTTCCAAGGTCACGATTCCCTCCTGACCTCGGAAGCTTTCTTGTCGGTTCGGATCCCGAGCAGCGCCGGGTGCCAGAGGCATCCGTCCGCTGTCCACCGCTGGAACTGAACCTGCACGACCACCAGCGGCTTGACCCAGGTGATCGTCTTGAGCTCCGTCCGGCCGAAGCCGCCGGTTGCGATCGGAGCCTGGTCGGTCGACGCGATCCGCGTGAACGACTCCCACAGGTTGTAGTCGCCGCCCGTGCCGACCGAGCCGGTGTAGACGAGCTCGCCGTCGTCGTGCACGGCCAGGAGCAGCGACCCGGCGGCGCCGGCGCGCTTGCCCTCGCCGGGTCTCCACCCGACGACGACGAACTCCTGCTCGTTGCGGACCTTGACCTTGATCCACTCGCTTGAGCGCTTGCCCTCCTGATACCGCGACGAGCGCCGCTTGGCGACGAGGCCTTCGAGGCCCTGGTCGCGGCACATCTCAAGCAGCGCCTGCCCGTCAGCGAACGACGGCGACACCGACACCGACTTGAGCGGGTTCGCGTTCATCAGGAAGTCGAGCGCCTCCCGCCTGACCGACCACGGCGTGCCACGCAGGTCGTGGCCGTCGAGCTCGACCAGGTCGAAGAGCACGAACGCCGCGTTGCCGTTCGCCTTGATCAGGTCGCCGAACGACGAGTGCCCTGCCTGATCGAGGACGCAGATCTCGCCGTCGACGATGCAGTTCGGCAGGCCCGCGAGCTGCTTGGCCAGGTGCGGGAACTGCTGGCCGTACTGCGTCGTGCCGGCCCGGCTCTGCATCGTCACCTGACCGTCGATCACGGTGGCGATGCACCGGTAGCCGTCCCACTTGACCTCGTACACCCAGTCGTCGCCGGACGGGACGTCGCCGTTCGAGGCGAGCATCGCGCCGACCTGGCGAGCGACCGTGACCGTGTTCCCGGCGATCACGCCGGGCTGGACGCCCTCATCGCTGATCACCATCACCGGCACGCTGGTCGACCACAGGTCGGCCCAGTCAACGACGGCGACGCCCAACTCGCGCGCCTTGTCCGTCTTGACCCTGCCCACCTTCGCACCGACCACCAGCACGTCGGTGCTGGCGCTGACCGCCGACTGCACGATCGCACCTGCCTCGCGGAGCTTCGTCTCCGCTGTCGCGCGTGACTCGCCGGCGATCACGCCGGTGACGACCACACGCCGTCCAGACAGCTCCATCGCTGCCTCCCTTCGGTTGAGTCCCTGGAATCGGAGCCGGACGGCTCCCGCCACTCGCAAAGCTGCGACTCGCAACCTTGCGAGGGCGGCAACGTCAGGCTGAGGCCGTGATCTCGACCTCGAGCTTCTTGCCGGGCGCCCAGCCGAGCTCGGCCAGCGCGCCCTTGCGGACGTACAGGCTGCCGATCTTCGGCTCGGCGAGGCCGGTCACGACCTCGTCGAACTTGAACGTGCCCTTCGTCTCCTTCGCTTCCTCGAACACGATCTTCATCAGAACGGGACCTCCTTGTCGTTGGTGTCATCGAACACTCCGTCGAAGTACTCGTCGACTCCGTCGGTTACGAGCCGCAACGGCTCGGCCTTTCGTGACGCGATCGCGTCGTCGAGCGGTGGCAGGAGCCGCAGATGCGGCTCCTGCCTGACCTGCTCGACCGGCAGCCGCAGGAACCTCGCCAGGTCGCGGAGCAGCTCGCCGTTCAGAGCGACGTCGCGGACGAACTCGTCGCTCACGCCGCCACCTTCTTCCGCGGCTTCGCCTTCGGCTTCGGCGCGGCCGCCTCGACGCTCGCCTGCAACGCTGCGAGCAGGTCGACGACCGGCGCGGCCTCGGGCTCGTCCGCGACGACCGGTGCCGGGAGTCCCTGCGCCGCCGCCTCGATCGCCGCGACCAGCCGCTCGTTGTACTCGTCGGTCACGTCGCTGAGGTCGACGTCCGAGGCGAGCGTGCCGAGCAGCTGCTCGGCCATGTTCAGCTCGGCCTCGCTCGGGTCGGGCCGCTGGTCGAGCCCGGTCTTGACCAGGCCGACGTCGTTCCACGACACGTTCGCGTCGTAGGTGAGGACGTCCGCGACCAGCGTCTCGGTCGCCTGCGACCACCGGATCGCCACGACCCGCGTTGACGTGGTCAGGACGGTCGTGCCGACCAGCGCCTTGCCTGTCTGCTGGAGCAGGCGGGCGAGGAGGTCGTGTGCCGCGACGACCGTGTCGTTCTCGTCCTGCGGCCACACGACGTACGACTTCTCGAAGTAGAGCGGGTCGATCGAGCCGATGTCGACGAAGCCGGTCAGCTTCAACTGGCCGTCACGCGACGACTTGAAGTCGCTGCGGTCGACGCCGGTCACCATCCGGCCCTCGTACTCGAACCCGGTCTCGATGCCCTCGGCGACGTCGCCGCTGACCGTGCAGTGGTTCTGCTGCTTGACCGGCTCGTGGTGGCACGAGCAGACGCGCCTGCCGCCGACCGCCGTGGAGCGGATCAGCGGCGCGATCTTCACCGGCACGTTCACCAGACCGACGCTGATCGTCAGCCCGGTCCCGCGCGCCGGCGCGGGGTACTTGGCCTTGCTAGGCATCGCTGCCTCCTTCGTGAGTCCCTGGAACCCCTTGCGGGGATGGAGCGGTCGCTCCGGGTGCCGCCCCTGTCCGGGGCGGACACCGCAACGACTACGCCTCGTTCTGGAAGTACAACGCGAGCGTCGCGTGGGCGGTGGCGACGGTCGCGTGCGCCGTCTTCCCCGCCGCAACGAACTGGTTCTTCATCCGGCGCTCATCCAGTTGCTTCGCCTCGGCCAGCGCTTCGGCCGCGAGGCGGGCGTGCTCTGCTGCGAGCTCCCGGTTCGTCATGCTGGCACCTTCTCCGGCTCGACCGGCACTTCGACCGGCGTCGGCTCCTCGACGGGAGCGTCCGGTGCGAACGGGTCTTCGAGCGGCTCCACGATGATCGCGGGCTTCGGCTCTCCGATCTCCATGTTGACCTACCTTCCTCCGAGCGCTCTGCGGCGCTCGGCTTCGCTGAACAGGAAGCCGACCGTGACGTCGACGTTGTAGGCGTCGGCCAGCGGCTCGGCGTATTGCCAGTACTCGTACGGGACGATCAGCCGCTTGATGCGGCCCTTCTCGGCCTTCCAGCCTTGCGTGCCTTCGATCACCTTCCCGGCGAACGCGACCTCGCCGATCGCGTGGATCGCGTTGTCGCCGTAGGCGCCGTAGGCGAGCGAGACCAGGTGCTCCCTGGTCTTCGCGGCGTACAGGCCGCAGGAGCAGCTCTCGACCGGAAGGTCGTGCGTGTGTCCTCGCGGGCAGCGGGCGACGAACCACCGCTTCGTCGGCCAGATCGCGTCGTCGTGACCAACCGAGCTGGCGGCGTTGATGCTCATCAGCCTGGGGACGCGGAGCGACCCGACGATCTGCCAGGCCCTCCACCCGAGCATCTCCCCGATGAAGTCAGGAGCGCGGTCATTCATCGCCGTCTTCCTCCAGCGGGTCGTCGACCGTGCCGGCGGCGTCGATCGCGGCCAGCACGTCCTCGACCGTCATCTGCCCTTCCTCGATCTTCACCCCGGCCTGAGCGGCCAGGGCGCCGACCTTCAAGGCCGGGTGCGCGCTCGGCAGCGACCAAAAGTAGTCGCGGCCCTTGCCGAACCCGCGGTGCTGCTCGCGCTTCTCGATGCCGAGCTTGTCGGCGGCGCGGCGGATCGTCCGCCACGCGATGCCGTCCTCGTCGGCCTTCTTGCGGACGTCGTCGGCGTGGAGCTCGCCGAACATCAGGAGCGACGTCAGCCACTCGCTGGCGACGGCGCGCTTGGTCGGGTCGACGTCCTTGCCCGCGTTCGTGCCCTCCTCGAGGATCTTGTGAGGCGGCACTTCCGACAGCGGGTCGAGCAGGTCGAGCTTGGCGATCTCGGTGACCTCGCCGTCGATCTCGGTCTCGACGAGGTCGAAGCTGAACGTCATCGAGCCTTCCTCCGACACGTTCGACTTCGCCGCTGCCAGCACGCGCTCGTCCGGGTCGTCGACGTTCTTGCCGAACAGGTAGACGACGCGGCAGTTGGCCATGAACCCCGAGCCGCCGCCGAGGACGGCGTCGAGGGCGTGGCCCTTCTTCGATGCGCCCTTGCGGGTGTGGTGGAGCGCCACGATCGCCAGGCCCGTGCGTTCGCACAGCTCGGTGATCGGGCGGATCTTCGCGCGGCTCTCAGCGATCGCCCTCGGCAAGTGCGCCGACAGCGGGTCGATGATCAGCAGCGTGATGTTGAGCGCCCTGACCATCGTCTCAAGCTGAGCGATGCCCTCGGGCGTGCCCAGCTCGGGCGTCCAGAAGTGGATCTTGCTCAGGTCGGCTCCCGCAACGCGGAGGCGCGGCCTGGTCGTTGCGCCGCGCAGGTCCTCGACGTTCGAGAACAGCACGGACTCGCCCTGCTGGCTGACGTGAGCCGCCAGCCAGGCGGTGAACAGCGACTTGCCCTGGCCAGGTCGGCCAGCGACCATCGAGATCATCGAGCGCGGGATGCGCTGGTCGACGACCCACTCGACGCGCTCTTCCACCGTGTCCTGTGCGAGCTGGTGATCGTCGGGCATCTTGTGTGCAGGCGCCTTCGGCGCCGGCTTCTTGCGAGCAGCCATTGCTGCCTCCTGTCTGTTGAGTCCCTGGAATCGGTGCTTCGAGCACCAGGCCGCCCGCCGTTACGCGGGCGTCCCTGCTACTCGGGTAGAGCGTCGATCCCGGCGTCCGTCAGGTGGTAGCCGTCGCGTTCCTTGACGACCAACCCACGGTTGGCGAGTGCATAGAGTGCGCGGCCGATCTGCTGCCGCGTCATCGTCTCGCCGTCTTCGGAGCCGACCAGGTTCGTCTCGATCATGGTCGGCGTCCAGCCCATCGACTGCGGTGCGAGGCAGAACGTGAACAGCACGCTCTGCCAGCGGCGGTTGATCGTCCGCTTCCAGCCGCCCGGCTTGGTGGCGAAGTAGAGGTCTCTCACGCGGCCTGCTTGGCGACTGCGGCGTTGACGCGCTCGATGATCGCCCCGGCGACCTGGTCGACGTTCTCGTCGGTCAGACGGAACGCCTCCCACTCGCGGTTCCAGCTCCGGGCGGCCTTGTGGTCGCCCTTCTGCCGCTCGTTGCCCTTGCCGTCCGTCTTCGTGCGGCGACGGTCGACGCGGGTCACGCGCGTGCCGTTGTTGATGAAGGCGACGACCTCGTCGCCGACCTTGACCTGCCACGGCTCGACGTTCGGGTTGACGTCGATGTCGCCGTCCGCGCCTTCGACGACCAGCTTGAGCATGTTCTCGACTCGGTCGAGGGCGGTCATCGGGACGAGCGGCGTTGCGGTGCTTGCAGACATCGTCTGCTCCTTTCGTTGAGAGGGAGTCGCGGGTTGCGAACTCCGCGAGCGCCGGCCGCAGTCGACGCTCGCGCAGCTCGCGCTGCGCGGAAAGCCCAAGGAGGCGACCCCGTTGCGGTTCCACCCGCCGAATCGTCGCCTCCTCTATGCCATCCGTGTGAACAGCGCCCGTCTTGAGCCAGCCCGCTATGCCAAGCTGATCGCGGCCCGGGCGCCTTCACACCAGCCGGGATAGACCGACTGGCGGGCGGGGACCTTCCGCGAACTGTTCACCGAATGATTCGTCTGACGGCTGGCGGCTCGATCTACTGAGGCTCTGATGAATCCCTCGCTCCAACGGAGTCCGGGGCACTCTGCGCCGTCTGACTATGTTCTCGCTTTCCCTCTTTCCTACCTACATTCTAACACATAGCTGTCCAACAAGCAAGACAACTAGGAAGTGGCCAGCTATGACGGGCGCCCGCAATCAAGCCGAAACCGCCCGGTCAGACGAGGCCTCGCTAGCTGGGCGGCTCCGCACACTTACTGGCACTGTACGATGCCGGGCGCGGGTCGGTCGTGGTTGAGTCCCTGGAAAGACGCTGCCTCCGGCCGACCCGCGTGCGTACTCTCCATAGATGGCCAGGGGCAAGCTGAGCAACTTCGGCTCGAAGAAGGCGGCGCCGTTCCAGAAGGGCGGCAAGCGCCGACCACCGTCGACGTCGAAGGCCACCAGCAAGAAGAAGTGAAGCGGCGCGTCACCGTGCGGCTCTGCTCTGAGCCGGGCTGTGGTGAAGTGCTGGTGGGCGGGCGTGCTGAATGCGAGCAGCATCGCCAGGCCGGTAGGTCGGGCACGCCTGGCTACGGTCGACGCTGGCGCCGGATCAGGGACGCCTACATGCGAGAGCACCCCATGTGCGAGCGCTGCCCTGCCGTCGCCGTCGACGTGCACCATCGGGACAGTCAGCACCCGTCGGCGCCCGCCGCGAATAGATGGTCGAACCTGGAGAGCCTGTGTCGTTCATGCCATCGACGCGCAACCGAAGACGAGCGACGAGCGCGCGGTCGGGCTGGCGTGCGTGACGAAAAACTAGGGGGCTACCCTCGAAGTGGCGAAGAGGAGAGCAAGCTGACACGAGACAGGTCGAGGAAATTCACGCCAACCCAAGGGGGTATGACACCGTGAAGCTGGGCGCGAAGCACGCAGCGAGCGAGCAGACCGAGGCACCCGACGAGCAGACCGAGGCACCCGACGAGCAGACCGAAGCACCGGACGAGCAGGAGCCGGGCACCGAGCCCGAGGTCGACCCGGAAGCAGCGGCGACCTGGGAGTCGCGGATCGTCGGCCACGACAACGTGCCGCCCGACCAGCTCGTCGCCAACCAGCACAACTGGCGGCTGCACCCGCAGCACCAGGCCGAGGCGGTCAAGGAGGCGATGACGCGGGTCGGGTGGATCCGGCCGGTCATCGTCAACCGTCGTTCGGGCCAGCTCGTCGACGGCCACCTGCGTGTCGCGCTCGCGCTCGATCGCGGCGAGGCCACCGTGCCGGTCGACTACGTCGACCTGAGCGAAGACCAGGAGCGGGTCGCGCTCGTCACGCTCGACCCGACGTCGGCGCAAGCGGGCACCGACGAAGGCCAGCTCCGGTCGCTGCTCTCCGTGCTCAACGGGTCGTTCGACGTCGCGCTGCAGAAGGTCATGGACGACCTGGGCCGCGACACCAGCCGCACGATGCCGCCGGCGCCGACGCAGGCCGACATCGAGCGCGGCGCGGACGAGCTCGCCGCGAAGTTCCAGGCGCGGTCGACCGAGATGCTCGACGTGATCTGCCCGCACTGTGCCGGTGAGTTCGCCGTCAACCTGACCGAGATGAAGCACACCCGCGAGGCAGACGCCGACGAGGTTGAGCCGGTCGAGGCGTGACCGCGTACCACTCCGCGTTGGCGGGCGGCCAGGTCGAGGACGCCGAGCCGTGCGACTACTGGTCGGACGATCGCGGCCTCGTGGCGTTCGTGCACGACGCGTTCGCGCCGCTACCAGGCGAGTACCAGGCGTGCGACCTGCTGTGGGTCGAGCCGCCGTGGCGGCGTGGCTTCCCGGTGTTCGAGGAGCGGGCAGGCAGCTCCAACCCTGGCCGGAGCTGGTCGGGGCTGATCTACGCGATGAGCCGCCACCTGCTCGCGCTGCAGGTGCCGACCGTGATCGTGTCGGGTCTTGAGGGCCAGCGGTTCCTGCCGGTTCCGGGCCGGGTCACGTCGTGCCGGCTGCACGGCGCGCAGGCGTGGCTGAGCCTCTACCACGACGTCGAGCGGCAGGCAGGGCTGGGTCGGCTGCTGACCGCCGACCTGTCGACGACGGCGACGCTCGAGCTGCTGGCCGACCACTTCGACTGCGTCGGCGACTCGTGCTGCGGCTACGGGCAGGCCGGCTACGCGTTCGCCCGGGCGGGCAAGCGGTTCGTGCTCTCCGACTTCAACGCGAACTGCATCGGCTACATCGCCAAGCACGCGCCAGACTGGCATCCGTGACGGCGAACCCGTGGGACTACGGCGAGGAGGGCCTGCGCTACCCGGTCAACCCCGGCGAGACGTGGGCGCTCCTCAAGCACACGTTCGCCTGCAGGTCTCTGCTCGACGGCGGCATCCGCCTCGACGTTGACCTGGTCTACACCGACCCGCCGTGGCAGCAAGGCAACGTCAACGCGTTCCGGACGAAGGCCGGTCTGCCGCACGCCGACCATCACTGGCTCGACCTGTACCGTCGCGTGGTCGAGCTCGCCGCCGGCGCCCCGCTCTGGCTCGAGGGCGGCCGCAAGCAGGCGGCCCAGGTGCGGACGGTGCTGCCGGGCCCGATCATCGCCACGTTCGACATCACCTACTACCGCAAGCACCCGTGTGTCCTGCACTACTCGGGGCCTGTCCCGCCGCCGTGCGACCCGACGGGCCTGGACGACGAGCACACGCCCGGGTTCGTGCTCTCCAGCTACCCGGCCGGTGTCGTCGCCGACCTGTGCGCCGGTCGCGGCCTGACCTCACGGTGCGCCCACCGGCGCGGCTGGCGGTCGATCAACGTGGAGCTGAACCCGAAGCGGACGAGCGCCGCCCTGTCCCGCCTCGCCGACGTCACCGGCGTGCAGCCCGAGCGGGTCGCGTGACCGATCCGCAGGCACGCAAGCCGACCGGGCTGGGGATGCGCGTGTACGAGAACCGGTCGGTCCGCGACGCCGCCTATGACCGGATCGAGTGGATCTTCCGCGAGTTCCCGTCGGTGATGGTCAACGTGTCGGGCGGCAAGGACTCGACCGTGCTGCTCAAGATCGCGCTCGACGTCGCCGCCGAGTTGAAGCGGCTGCCGGTGAAGGTGTACTGGCTCGACCAGGAGGCCGAGTGGCAGTCCACCGTCGACATCGTGCGGGAGTGGATGCACCGAGACGACGTCGACCCGGTCTGGCTGCAGGTGCCGTTTCGGATCTTCAACGCGAGCTCGCAGATCGACCACTGGCTCCTCGCCTGGGACCCGGCAGCGTCCGAGCGCTGGGTGCACCCGCAAGACCCGCTGTCGTACAAGCTCAACCGGTACGGCACCGACCGGTTCCACAAGCTCTTCAACGCGGCGCTGGAGCGGCACCTGGGGCGCGGCAAGGCGGCCGGGATCTCCGGGGTGCGGTGCGAGGAGTCGCCGACGCGCCGGCTCGGCCTGACCTCGAACGCCGCATACAAGTGGGTGACGTGGGGCCGGTCGTCGAACCCAAAGCTCCACCACTACGCGTTCTACCCGCTCTACGACTGGTTCGGCACCGACGTCTGGAAGTTCATCCACGACGAGGGCCTGACTTATAGCCGCCATTACGACCAGCTCTACCAGCACGGCTCGCCGATGCGGCTGATGCGCGTCTCGAACCTCCATCACGAGACGGCGGTCAGGAGCCTGTTCCAGCTCCAGGAGATCGAGCCGGACACGTACGAGCGCCTGGTCGCCAGGATCGGCGGCATCGACATGGCCGGGAAGCTCGGCCTCGACGACTACTTCCCGGACGAGCTGCCGTTCATGTTCAAGTCGTGGCTTGAGTACCGCGAGCACCTGCTCGACACGCTCGTCGACGACGACTACCGGCCGGCGCTCCGGCGCCTGTTCGCTCAGGTCGATCGGGGTCTGCCGCCTGGGTTCCGGCAGACTGCCCGCTTCACGCAGGTGCGGTCGATCCTCACCTGTGACTGGGAAGGCGCGAAGCTGGAGTCCTGGTACAACTCGCCGCAGGTCTGGAAGGAGCGGAAAGCGTGGCAAGAGCGGAAACGCTCGGCGCTCGGAACGACCTGACGGACGCCCAGCCGGTCTCGGACGTGCGCTGGGTCCCGCTCGAGCTGGTCGAGGCGAACGACTACAACCCGAACAAGGTCGCGGCGAACGAACTGCGGCTCCTCTACCACTCGATCATGCAGGACGGCTACACGCAGCCGGTCGTGACGATCTACGACGCGGCACGCGACGTGTACGTGATCGTGGACGGGTTCCACCGCTGGCTCGTGATGAAGCGCAACGCCGACGTCCGCGCGATGACCGGAGGCCTGCTGCCGGTCGTCGTCTTGGACAAGCCGCTCGCCGACCGCATGGCGTCGACCGTCCGCCACAACCGCGCGCGCGGCAAGCACTCGGTCGCCGGCATGAGCACGATCGTGTTCGGGATGCTCGACTCCGGCATGACCGACGCGGAGGTCTGCTCCGAGCTCGGCCTGGAGCCGGACGAGCTCCTCCGGCTCAAGCACATCACCGGCTTCTCCAAGCTGTTCGCCGACACCGAGTACAACCGGGCCTGGCAGACGCGGAGGATGATCCAGCTTCGGCGCGACTGGGAGATCAACAACGCCGAGAGGATCGAGGCGGACGAGCGCTCGCGCGACCCTCGGGTGAATGGAAGCTAGCCCGGCACAGTGCTCGTCGCTGACCAAGCGCGGCGAGCGGTGCAAGAACCGGGCCTCGATCGACGGCCTCTGCGTGCGCCACGCGACCCGTGAGGGGTCGGTGTTCTCGCAGGAGCGCGCCGTCCACCTGGCCGCCGTGATCTCGGCCGGCAACTCGACCGCCGTCGCGCTCCGGGTCTGCGGGATCAGCAAGACGACGTTCCAGAACTGGATGCGCCGCGGCGGCCGGGGCGAGTCCCCGTACGAGGCGTTCCGCCTCGACATCCAGCGTGCCCGGGCGTCGGCCGAGGCCAGGCACGTCACGCAGGTCGCGGCGGCTGCCGTCGACGACTGGCGCGCGGCGTCGTACATGCTCGACCGGCAGCTTCGCCGCCGAGACGACGTCGAGGACGAAGCCACCGAGGACACGTCCGACCTGGCCGCAGAAGTGGCCGCGTCGGCGGCTGAGGAGGCCAGGAGGACGCTGACGGCGATCGGGGAGGACTCGGAGCTGTCGGAGGGCGCGATCGACCGCTACGTGGCCGCTGTCGTCGTCTGGAAGATGCTGGAGGCGGGCTGGGTCAAGCTCGGCCGCCCCGCGACGACGCTCGGAGGCGCCACCGGCCTGAGCCAGGTCGCGCACCCGCTGATCGGCCAGATGGCGGCCGCCAGGCGGGAGTGCGCCGAGCTGGGCGCGGCGATCGGCCTCGATGTCCGCAGCCGCCTGCGGCTCAACCGCCGAGTCGGCGCCGGCAGACCGGCAGGCGCGGCGTCGGCGCTCGACCGGTCGCAGCCGCCGATGCGGCTCGTCAAGGGCGGCGCTGAGTGATCGACGACGCCGAGCAGGAGATGATCCACGAGGCGCTGCAGGCGCATCTCGGTCTGGACGAGGGCGAGGTGCTGACCGGCTGGATCGTGGTCTACGAGCACCAGACGGCAGGCGACAAGGCGGCTGCCGGGCACGTCTATGGCCCGGCTGGGATGACGACGTGGCGTGCGCTTGGCCTCGCCGAGTGGGCGGCGCGGTTCACACTCGCCCCGGATCAGGAGGACGACGCGTGACCGTCACCGAGTACGAGCCGGTCAGGTGGCGGCCGTACTCGCACGGCACGCGGGCGGTGCACTTCGCCTGGTGGTGCCGTGAGCACTGCATCCAGAGCGTGGGCCAGTTCGCGGCGAAGCCGCTGCGGCTGGAGCGGTGGCAGCTCGAGATGATGGGTGAGGCGCTGGCCGAGACGGAGGAGCAGCAGACGTACTGGATCACGAGCGTCCTGGTGATCCCGAAGAAGAACGGGAAGACGTCGCTGCTGGCGGCGTTCGGCCTGTACCACCTGATCGAGGACGAGGGCAACCCGGAGATCCTCCTGGCGGCCGCCACCGACCGGCAGGCCGGCAGGTTGTTCGACACGGCGGTCCGGTTCGTGAAGCGGAACCCGTGGCTCGCCGCGCAGCTCGTCGTCCGGGAGCAGTCCGGTGTGATCGCGCGCGCCGACGGGTTCGGCAGCCTGATCCGCATCTCGGCGGATTCCGGGGCGGCTTCCGGTTACGGGCCCTCACTTGTGGTCGCGGACGAGCTCGCCGACTGGGGCACGCCACGCCGGCGCCGTACCTGGGCGAACATCGCCACCGCCGGCGCGATGATCCGCGACACCGTCCACGTGTTCATCATCTCGACGGCCGGGGAGCCGACCGAGCGGGTCAACGGGCTGCTGGGCCAGATGATCGACCGCAACGAGCTCGACGGCGACGTCGAGCGCGTCCACCGCGCCCTGACGATCTCGCGGAACCATCCGGGCAAGACGCTGATCTACAACTACGACGCCCGCACGCTCGACCCGTACGACATGGACGCGATCAAGGCCGCGAACCCGGCGTCGTGGGTGACGAGGGAGCGGCTGCTGGAGACCGCGAACTCGCCGGCGCTGACGCACGGCCGGTTCCTGCAACTCCACGGCTGCGTCTGGACGACGGCCGAGGGCAGCCTGCTCGAGCTGGAGGACTGGCGCAACGTCGCCGTCGAGGCGAAGCTGGCCGAGCACGACCCGGTCACGCTCGGGTTCCGGGGCGCCGACACCTGCGCCCTGGTCGCGTGCCGCCGCTCAGACAGCGTCCTGTTCCTGCTTGAGGAGTGGCAGCCGGCCCGCGACGAGCTCGTCGACCCCGAGGACGTCGACGACGCGGTGCTGGCCGCGATCGGCACCTACCAGGTCGCGGCGCTGTTCGCGTCGGCGACACCGGAGTACGCGACCCTGGTCGATTCGTGGCGGAAGGTGCTCGGCACCCGCCGGGTCGTGGACGTGCCGGTCGAGCGGCCGTCGCCGCGGACGGCGTCGATCGTGCAGCGGTTCCGCGCCGACGTGCTGCAGGAGCGGCTGCACAACTCGGGCGACCGCAGGCTGGACGCGGCGATCGCCGGCGCCAGGATCGCCCGCAGCCGAAACCAGCCCTACGTCGTCTCCGACGAGCGCCAGGACACGCCGGTGTCCGGCTGCCACGCGGCGATGCTGGCCTGGGAGGCGAACATCATTTCTCCCGCATACACGCGAAAAACTGGATACTCCTTCCTGTAGCGAACGAATGAGCACATACCTGGCACCCCCGAGACCACCGCGGGTCGAGGAGCGAACGCCAGATGACTGGCTGAACATCCTGCTCGCGCAGCTCAGGGTGCAAGCAGCCGCCGCAGAGGTCTACGAGGCGTACTACGACGGTCGACATCCGCTCCAGTTCGCCACGTCCAAGTTCCGGGAGGCGTTCGGCACCCTGTTCGGCGCGTTCGCCGACAACTGGTGCCAGATCGTCGTCGACGCGCCCGTCGAGCGGTTGAAGATCGTCGGGTTCTCGAAGAGCGGCGCCGCGAACGACGCCGCCTGGCAGATCTGGCAGGACAACGCGCTCGACACCGAGTCGGTGATCGCGCACACGGAGGCCGGAAAGTGCGGCGAGTCGTTCCTGCTCGTCGACCCGAACGACGGCGAGCCGAAGATCACGGTCGAGCACTCCGGCCAGATGGTCGTGATCCGCGACCCGGGCAACCGCCGCGAGCGCCTGGCCGCGTTGAAGCGGTGGCTCGGAGACGACGGCTACATCAACGTCAACCTGTACCTGTCCGACCTGGTGATCAAGTTCGAGTCGTCGCTGCCTGCCGTGGCCGGCAACGACGGCGACAAGGTGACGCCCGACAACGTCGAGTGGGTGCCGGTCGACGCGATCACCAACCCGCTCGGCGTCGTACCGGTGATCCCGCTGGAGAACAAGCCGGGTCTGATGAGCGGCGGCCACTCCGACCTCGAGCCCGCGATCCCGCTCCAGAACGCCGTCAACAAGATCTGCACCGACATGATCGTCGCGTCCGAGTACGGCGCCTTCCGTCAACGCGCGCTGACCGGCGTCGACCTGCCGAAGGACCCGGACACCGGCGAGGTCAACCCGGCCGTGCAGCTCAAGGCGACGATGTCGCGCCTGTGGAACTTCGAGGAGGACACCGCCCGCATCTGGGACCTGAACCCGACCGACCTGAACAACTACGTCCACTCGATCGAGCTTCTGATCCAGCACCTGGCGGCGCAGACACGGACGCCGCCCCACTACCTGCTCGGCCAGGTGATCAACGCCTCGGGTGACGCGCTGATCGCGGCCGAGGCCGGGCTGACGACGAAGTGCAAGGCGAAGATCCTGTTCTTCTCCGACGCCTGGGAGGAAGCAATGGCACTCGCGCTCGGCGTGGCCGACGTCGGCCCCAGCAGCGTCGAGCAGGCCGACCTCGAGGCGATCTGGGACAACCCCGAACGGGTGCCGCCCGGCGTGATCGTCGACGCCTGCGTCAAGAAGAAAGCACTTGGAGTGCCTTTGCCGATCCTGTGGCGCGAGATGGGCTACACGCCGGAGCAGATCGCCGAGATGGAGAAGATCGAGGAGGCCAAGGCCGAGGAGCAGCTCGCCCTGGTCGCCGCCTACGAGGACGCGAAAGCGAGGCTCACCCTCGCCGGGCAGCCGCCCCAGCCCGGGCAGGAGCAGACGCCTGCCGCCAGCACACCACCGAAGCCTGGAGGCCCGACGCCGCCACCGACGCCGCCGCCTCCACCACCGTCCAAACCGACAGGGGGATAGATGGCAGAACCATCACCCACCGAGCCGCCCGAGGGCCAGGAGCCCGAGGAGCTGGAGGGCAAGAAGCCCGCCGTCGCCGCCGAGCCGGCCACCGAGCCGGAACCGGAGGCGAAGACGTACCCGGAGTCGTACGTTCGGCAGCTACGCGCCGAGCTGGGCACCCGCCGCAAGAGTGAGGCCGAGGCCCTGGAGAAGCTCCAGGAGATCGAGGACGCCAACAAGTCGGAGCACCAGAAGGCGATCGCGCGGGCCGAGAAGGCCGAGAGAGAGCGCGATGAGGTGATGACCGGCTTGCTGCGCCACGAAGTCGCTGCCGAGCACGGCCTCGAGAAGTGGGCGTCGTTCTTGCATGGCTCGACACGTGAGGAGATGGAGCACCGGGCCGAGGAGCTCACAGGCCTGCTCGCCGAACAACAGACACCGGTGACGACCCGATCCGCCAGCTTCGACGGCGGAGCGCGCGTCCCGGCCCCACAGTCGGGGAAGCCCGAAGAGGAGCACAACGACTTCCTCATGCGGGCGCTCGGTCGCGCGCCCAACCGGTAGCGCCCGCCCGGAGGGCGGGCAGAAAGGGACGCGAACATGGCGAACCGAATCCCGCTCTCTGAGGGCATCCCACAGGCTGGTGGTTTTCTACTCCCGCCTGAGCAAGGGCAGCTCCTCGTCAACGGCATCCTGATCGAGGCCGGCGCGATCGCGCTCGCCGGCGACGCCCGCGCCACGTCGGCGATCAAGACGAACTTTCCGATCTGGCTCGGCCAGCCGACCGCAGGGCCGGTCGGTGAAGGAGCAGCGAAGCCTGCGACCGGCGCCGAGTTCGCGCAGGCGGTCCTGAACATCAAGAAATTCGCCACGATCATTCTCTTCACCGACGAGATGCTCCAGGACGTTCAGATGGGTGATCTGAACGTGCTAATCGACTCGGGAATCCGGACCGCATTGAACGACGCGATCGACGCGCACGCGGTCGGCCTCGTCCGTGGCGTGCCGGTCACGAGCGTGTTCGACTCGACGCTGGCCGCGACGACGGCCCAGGTCGAGTACGACCAGACGAAGCCGGACGCGCTGCAGAAGACGATCTCGGCCGGGATGGGCGTCCTCGAAGGCAACGGGTACGGCGGCGTCGGCAGCATGGGCGTCCTGCTCGGCTTCGGGTTCGCTCAGGTCCTCCGCGACGCCCGGTCGACGCTCGACCCGTCCATGCCGATCTACGGGGCCGGCACCGGCCGCGACCCGCTCTACGGCCTGACGGCGAACGTGTCGACGAACCTGACCGTCGCCGGCGCCGCGCCGGCCGCCGGGGACATCCTCGGCTTCGTCGTGCACCGGCCGAACATCCACGTCCGCATCCGCAACGACGTGCTCCTGACGACGTCGAGCGAGGCGACCGTGAACGACGGCACCACCGACCGCAAGCTGTTCCAGGAGGACCTGACCGCCGTCCGCTACGAGACCAGGCTCGCGTTCATGATCCACGACATCAACCGGGCGGTCGTCGCAATCGTCAACAAGGTCTGATCCACGATCCATGAATCGAAGATCGACGAGGAGGTAGGAGTTGCCACCGACACCGAAGGCCACAACGCTCGAGCATCCGGATCCGTCGTCGCCGCTGTCTGAGCACGCGACGAAGCAACCCGACCCGGACGCGCCGACCGACCTGAACCCGCCGGACGGGCCGCACATCCAGGAGATCCGCGGCGACCCGTCGCAGATCGCCGCGATCGAGGCGAAGAAGGCGAAGGAGACCGAGAAGGCCGAGAAGGTCGAGGCCTGACGACGTGCCGCTGCCCGATCCCACGTCCCGGCCAGTCCAGGCTCCGCTCGGGGCTGGGATCGGGCTGCGCTTCAACTACCACTGGAGGACCGCGATGCCGAACTGGCCCGCGAACTGGTGGCAGCGTGACCTCGACGACCCGGTCGAGTGGGACACGACGTCGGTCGCGGGGCTGCCGTTCATGACCGACCGGATGATGCGACTCCCGGACGCGCCGCCATGACCGCCACCGGCCAGCCGCAAGGGGTGAAGGCTCCGGCAGGTGTGCGGCCCTCGGTCGACGACGTCGCCTTGCTGATCAGGGCGAGGACGAAGGACTCGTCCGGGAACGAGGTCGGCACGTTCGACGACGACACCCGGCCGACCGAAACCCAGGTCGAGTCGCAGATCGACAAGTCGGTCGCGTTGATCCTGATCCGGCTGCCGCCGGTCGAGCAGCTCCCGCCCGAGCTCGTCCCGGCGATCTCGGCCGTCGTCGCATTGGAGGCGGCGTGCAAGATCGAGAAGTCGTACTACCCCGAGCAGGTCCGCACCGACCGCTCGGCTCACGCCCAGCTGTACGCCGAGTTCCTCGCCGACCTGGAGGCGCTGGTCTTGAAGGCCGAACAGACCGTGGCGGGCGTGTACGGCGCGAGCAAGATCGGGATGATCCCGGTCGAGTCGTGGACGATGATGCCGCAGACGTCGATCGTGTGGTCGCCGTGAAGCTTGACGTCGAGGTCAAGGGCATGGCGCAGGCGGTCGCCGGCATCGAGGGGCTCGCTATCCGCTCTCGTAGCCTGGGGCCGCTCGCGCGCGGGTTCGCTGACATCGTGAACCGCTCAGTCGGCTTGCGGTTCCAGTCGAAAGGGCAGGGTTCCTGGCCGCCCTTGTCGCCGGACACGCTGCGGCAGCGGAAGGGCGGCGGCGACCAGATGCTGGTCGACTCGGGCGAGCTGCGCTCGGCGCTGACGCACCAGAGGGCGGAGGCCACCCTCGACGAGTTGCGGGCCTCGCCGGCGCCGGAGGTGCCGTACGCGCGGTTCGTCAACTACGGCACCGTGAACATGCCTGCCCGCAAGCTGGTGGAGCTGCGCTTCAGCGAGAAGCGGGAGGTCGCACGGCTCGTCTCCGAGTACGTCACGAAGGGCAAGACGTGAGCACGGCCGAGGCGCTCGACACGATCTTCGGCCGGATCGTCACCGGCGCCGACGTCGAGGACTGGGTGTTCGCCTGCCTGCAGACGTGGTCGTGCACGTATCTGGCCGAGGTCGAGCGCCAGCACGGCATCACGCCGGGCACCTTGCCGGACGTGCGGGCGTGGGTGCCGACGCATACGTTCGACAAGTGGCCGGAAGACCAGGTGCCTGCCGTGTTCGTGATCAACACCGGACTGGCCGAGCGGCCGGTGAAGGGCGGCGACGGCGCGTTCTACGTCCGCTGGCAGATGCAGATCGGCGTGCTGACGTCGGCGAGGACGGAGGCGCAGGCGCACAAGCTCGCGCAGCTCTACCTGGCCGCCCACCGGGTGCTGCTGCTCCAGCGTCCGTCCCTGGACGGGATGGCGGACGGAACGGAGTGGATCGGCGAGGGCGACATGCCCTTGAACTTCGACGACACCCGCACGCTCGCCGCCAGGGTCGGCACGTTCGTCGTCACCGTCGACCGGGTCTGCTTCGCCAACCAAGGGCCGGTCACACCGGCCGAGCCGCTGGTGCCTTGCACCGACCCGTGGCCTCAGTGGTCGACGGCGCAGCTCGTCGAGATCGAGGTCGACAACATCGGCATCACTGACCCGATGCCAAGTCCCACCGAAAGGAGTGAGTGATGCCAAGGCCAGGCTGGGACGTCCTCTCCAGGACGGCCCCTGTTCCGCCCGCAGTCCCGACCGACACGAGCTGCTGGTTCGTGTCCGGCGCCACCGCGATCGGCCCGGTCGTGCCGACGCTGATCCAGTCGCTCGACCAGTACGTCGCGGTGTTCGGGGCCCGCACCGGCGGCGCACCGTTGTACGACGCCGCCGACGTGTTCTTCCGGGAAGGCGGCGCGAAGCTGTGGGTGTCCGCGATCCCGACGACGCCGAGCATGCTCTACGAGGCGGAGGCGGAGCCGCAGGCGTCGAAGAAGGCGAAGGACGCTCCGGCCGACGACGCGGAGGTCTCGCCGGTGGCGGTGACGCCGGCGCAGCTCACGGCCGCGCTCGACCTGTTCGTCGACTCGTACGGGCCCGGCCAGGTGTCGTGCCCCGGCTCGGTCGACCCGACCGTCAACCACTACCTGCTCCAGCACGCGATGGACCACAACCGGGTCGCGTTGCTGGAGTCGCCGCCTGGCGCGGACGCCCCGACGCTGATCTCGTTCGCGGCGGCGTACAAGGTCGACGTCGGCGCGGTCCGTGCGGCGCTGTTCGCGCCGCTCGGGATCTTCCCCGGCGTCGCCAGCGGCACCACCAGGTCGATCGGGTGGACGGCGGTCGTGGCCGGGTGCATCGCCCGCAACGAGGGCCGTGGCCTGAACCCGAACATCCCGGCGGCCGGGGTGAACGGCGCGTCGACGTTCGCGCTCGACGTCGAGAAGCGCTTCATCGACACCGACTACACGAACCTGAACGCGAACTCGATCGACATGGCCCAGTACCGGTGGGGCGCGCTGGAGACGTTTGGGTGGCGCACCTTGGCAGACCCGGTCGCGCAGGCCGCCTGGTGGAGCCTCGGCTACGCCCGGCTGCGGATGGCGATCGAGGCGGAGGCCGGCGCCGTCGCGGAGCGGTACGTGTTCGCGGAGATCGACGGTCGTGGCCTGACGATCGCCGACTTCGGCAACGACCTGCGGGCGATCCTCGTCCCGTTCTACGAGGCCGGGGCCCTGTACGGCGCCACCGCCGACGACGCGTTCCAGGTCAACGTCGGCCCGGCCGTGAACACACCGGCGACGATCGCCAACGGCGAGCTCCACGCGGTGCTCGAAGTGCGGATGAGCCCGTTCACGGAGTACGTCGAGATCGACATCGTGAAGGTGGCAACGACCCAGGCGATCGCCGCCTGAGACAGGAAGGGAGGTAGCGCGCGATGCGCGAGGACAACTTTCGCGTCACCGTCGTCGTCGACGGCACTGACCTCGGCGTGTGGGACAAGTGCTCAGGCGGTGAGGTCGACTCGGACGAGACGCGGTACAGGCCGGGCGGGATGGCGCCGCCGATCTCGCTCGGCGGGCAGATCCTGGTCGCCAACGTGATCGTCAGCCGCATGTTCGACCAGATCCGTGACGGCGCGATCGCTCACTGGCTGATCGGCAAGTCAGGCCGCGGCTCGATCGTCGTCAAGAAGCAGCCGCTCGACATCGACGGGAACGCGCAGGGCAGGGCGTTCACGTACACCGGCAAGCTCAAGAAGGTGGCGCCACCGCCGCACGACTCGGAGTCGTCTGCGGTCGCCATGTTCGAGCTGGAGATGGTGCCGGCAGGGACGGTGGCCTGATGGACGACCACCTCGAGGAGCTCGTCGTCGAAGAGCGGGTGACGTCGCCGGTGCTGGCGGCGATCCGGGCCGAGCGCGACAAGGCGGCGGAACGGCACGTCTACGACCTGGACGTGCCCGGGTACGGCGGCCTGCTCGTGATCCGGATGGGGCCGATCGGCGGCAACAACGCCACCAAGCTCAGGGACAGGTGGACGGCGTCGAAGGACCCGAACAAGGACTTCAACCTGAACGCGGACACGATCATCGCCGCCTGCCGCGAAGTCCTCGGCCGCCCGTCGCCGCTGGAGGCGTTGCAGCCGCTGGCGCCGGACCCGCTGATCATCGACTCGGAGCTCGCCGACACGCTCCAGCTGCAGATCGACACCATCGACGGCGCGATGCCGACGGCCCGGCAGGTGCTGCGGGCGCTGTTCTCGGCCGCCCACGACCCGGACCTGGCGATCGGCGTCGCCGGCGGCGAGTTCATGCAGTGGCTCGCGTCGGCGGACGAGCAGGTCAGTGAGGAGGCGCTGGGGGAATCCTGAGCGGACCCGGTGTCTCGGCGGCGGCGCAGCTGATCGTGCTCGGCCTGCCCGGGCTCCGCTACATCGAGACAGCGGACGAGGAGGAACAGCTGATGCTCCGGGCAGTCGGGATGCGGGCGTTCGAGTTCGCTGACCAGATGCAACAGAACCTGGCGACGCACATCGCCAACGCGTTCGTGAAGGCCCGCCTTGGCTGATTACGTCGACGTCATCCTGCGGCTGCTCCAGGCCCGCCAGTTCGAGTCAGACGCGTCGAAGGCGTCGAAGGCGATCGGCGGCGTCGGCACCGCCGCCGAGAAGTCCGGCAAGCAGGCCGGCATCTCCTGGAAGTCGGTGGCGAAGTGGGGCGGCGGCGCGGCCGCGATCTACGGCGCCACCCGGTTTATGAAGGGCGCGATGCAGACGACCGAGGACCTCGGCAAGTCGACGCTCGCGTTGAACCGGACGACCGGCATGTCGATCAAGACGTCGTCGGAGTGGGCGGCGGTCTTGAAGACGCGCAACCTGAACACGACGGGCTTCCAGCGCGGCATGGTCGTGCTGTCGAAGCAGATGGTGAAGTCGACCACCGACCAGGCCAAGTACGGGACGGCGGTCAAGGGTCTGAACCAGCAGCTCATCGACGTCGAGCGCCAGGGCGGCAAGGGCGCCGCGACGCAGATGATGTCGATCTCGAAGCAGTTGACGGCGCAGAAGGGCCACGCCGCTGACGCGGTCAAGATCTGGCGGCAGCTCGGCGTGTCGATGGACGACGTTCGCAAGGGCAACGTCCAGCAGGTGCTCCTGGAGGTCTCGGACGGGCTGTCGAAGATGAAGAACCCGGCTGAGCGGGCGGTGCTGACGCAGAAGCTGTTCTCGCGTTCCGGGCTGGACTTGGCGCCGGTGCTTTACAAGGGCTCGGCGGCGATCAAGGACCAGTTGAACATGGCGAACAAGTACGGGCTGGCGATGTCGGGCAAGAACGCGAAGGCGATCCAGAAGTCGATCGCCGACCAGCGCGAGATGAAGATGGCCTACATGGGCGTGCAGGTGTCGCTCGGGAAGGCGTTGCTGCCGGTGATGCTCGCCATCGAGCAGATCATCCTCAAGATCACCAACATCATGCAGCCGTTCATCCAGAACGGCTACCTCGTGAAGGGGCTGATCCTCGGCCTCGTCACCGCGTTTCTCGCCTTCAAGGCCGTGATGATCGCCGCCCAGATCGCCACAGCCGCCGAGACGCTCGGACTGACGGAGCTGGACGCGGCGATGCTCCTGAACCCGATCGGCCTCGTGATCGTGGCGATCGTCGCGCTCGTCGCCGCGTTCGTGATCCTCTGGAAGAAGTCCGCGACGTTCCGCGACATGGTCTACGCCGTCTGGCACGCCCTGGAGTGGGCGTTCGATTGGGCGAAGCAGAACTGGCCGCTTTTGGTCGGGATCCTGGGGGGCCCGTTCGGGCTCGCGGCCGCCTACATCATCACCCACTGGGGCCAGGTCAAGCAGGTGATCTTCGAGGTGTGGAACTGGATCAAGAAGAACTGGCCGCTGCTGGTCGCCATCCTCGGCGGCCCGTTCGCGCTGGCGATCGAGCAGATCATCACCCACTGGGACACGCTCAAGAAGGCTGTCGGCAAAGCGATCGACTGGATCATCGGGAAGATCAAGACGCTGCTGCACCTGATCACCGGCATCCCCGACAAGCTCACCGGCCTGGCCAAGAAGATCCCCGGCGTCGGGACGGCGCTGTCGGTCGCTGGGAAGGTCGGCCACTACGCCAACCCGCTCAACTGGTTCGGGCAGGCGGGCGGCATCGTCCCGTACCCGGGCGGCCGCGTCCTCGTCGGCGAGGCCGGCCCGGAGATCATCCGTCTGCCGCCCGCCGCCGTCGTGCATCCGTTGCCGAACGCCGGCGCCGCCGGGCTCGCCGGCGAGTTCACCGTCCGGGTGCCGGTGTTCCTCGACCGCCGCCAGATCGCCGAGGCGGTCGGGTCGTTCACCGCCGACAAGCTGGCGCGCCGCTGATGGCGACGTTGGCGCCGCCGCCTGTCGGGTACGTCCGCGTGTCGACGACCGACCCGCCGATGCGGGTGCTGGCCCGGCTGTGGTCTGACCCGGTCGCGGTCGAGGCCGGCTACGGCGGCTGGATCGAGGTCACCAGGCCCCGCAAGTCGCCGTTGACGACGTGGCAGGCGTCGCCGGGTCTCAGGTTGCAGTTGCCGATCCTCCTCGACGAGTGGACGGCGCAGACGTCGGTGGAGAAGCAGATCGCCGACGTCGAGTTGATGGGCCGCCCGGTCGCGTCGAACGGGAACCCGCCGATCGTGACGGTGCAGGCCCGTGGCGGCCACGTCCCGTACCAGTCGCGCAAGTGGGTGATCGACACGCTCGCGTTCGGCGACGCGCTGACGAACACGTCCGGGAACCGGGTGCGGCAGCAGATCACGCTGCATCTGCTCGAGTACGTCGAGGACGTGTACCTGGCCGAGCAGTCGGCGGCGCAGCGTGAGCGGGCGAAGGCGGCGGCGTCGAAGAGCTCGCCTGGGTCGTCGAAGAAGCGGGCGCCGTCGAAGGGCGGCGCCGCCGGCAAGAGCGGCAGCAAGAGCGCTGCCCAGTTCGCGTCGGGGCCGCTGCTTCCGACCTACCCGTTCGGGGCGGGCGAAAGCCTGGTCAGGGTCGCGGCCCGGGAGCTCGGCGACGCGACCCGCTGGCCCGAGCTCGCCGACCTGAACGGTCTGCGTGACCCGCGCGCGGTGCCGTTCGGGCAGGTGATCCGGCTGCCGTGAGCATCGCGCCGCTCGCCGCCGCGCCGCCACCTGAGATCGACCTCGACATCCAGAAGGTCGTCCTCACCCTCGTCAACCGCAAGATCAAGGGGTTGGACGCACGCGTCGACGCGAGCCTGGTCGACGGGCAGGTGGACCGGACGATGCAGGGCGCGTCGACGATGACGATGGTGCTCCACGACCCCGACCGGATCCTGCTCAACTCCGGCATGTTCGAGTACGTGATCGAGGTCCAACTCGACCGGTTCTCCTTCCGGCTGGTGCAGGTCGTCAAGCAGGGCGACGACCTGACGTGCACGTTCGAGGACCGCGTCGTCTCCTGGCTGCGTGAGGGCACCACACCCCGGAAGGCATCCCGGACGGCGATGACCAGGGCGGAGTTCGCGTACTCGCTGGTGCGCGAGATCAAGAAGGGCGGCGGCATCGACTTCTACTGCCCGGAGCTCCACGTCCGCCAGCCGATCGCCAAAGCGGCGCAGAAGCAGTCGGCGACGACCAGGAAGGCGAACCGCGACCCGGGCGTCAGCCGGGCCGCCTCGGGGCTGACGGTCAAGGGCGCGAAGGCCACGTCGTCGCAGATCCGCTACGCCGAACGCGCCCTGGACGTGGCCCGGTCGCTGAACGCGCCGGTCAAGGCGCAGCTCGCGCTGATCGAGGCGTGCATCGTCGAGAGCCTGCTGTCGAACCTCGCCGGCGGCACCCTCGACAGCGCCGGCATCTTGCAGGTGCGCGCGTCGACGGCCGGCCCGATGGGGATCTCGAACATGGACGTCGAGGCGTGCTGCAACGCGTTCCTGACCAAGGGCTTCTCCGGCAACGGCGGCGCGATCAGCCTGGCCAGGTCGAGCCCAGGCATGAGCGCGGGCCAGATCGCACAGGCGGTGCAGGGCTCCGCCTACCCGGGCCGCTACGACCAGGCACAGGCCGAAGCACAGGCGTTCCTCGACGCCTACCAGGGCACCGACATCTCGGGCGGCGCGAGCTCGTCGCAGGCGTCGACGGTGATCGTCCCGTACCAGTTCCAGCGCGGCGGCACCGCCGCCGGCGCGACGGCGAAGGCGAAGGAGTCGACGTGGGACTGCATCCAGCGCCTGGCTCAGGAGGTCAACTGGGCGTGCTTCGTGTCGGAAAACGTCTGCTACTTCATCTCAGAACCGGAGCTGATCAAGGCGAAGCCGTCGATGATCATCTCGGAGCAGACGCCCGGCGTCAGCGTGGTCGACTTCGACATCGACCACGGCAAGGTCCGAGACATCGTCACCGTCCACGCCCGCGCCTCCAGGTGGATCGCCGCACCCGGAGCAGTCGTCGTGATCGAGAACTGCGGCCCTGCAGACGGACGCTGGCTCGTGCAGGACATGACCCGCAGCCTGTTCGACGCGGACACGACGATCACGATGCAGCGGGCGACGCAACCGCTGCCGGAACCAGCCCCGTCGACGACAACGGTGTCGGCGACGTCGAAGACGGCGATCGCGCAGGCGGCGCTGTCGGGCGACGTGTGCTCGCAGGTGCTCCAGGCGGCGCAGGCGCTGGCGGCGAAGCGGTTCCCGTACGTGTGGGACGGCGGCCACGCGAGCGCCGGCACGGCCGACACCGGGGCGCCGGGGCCCGGCTACACCGGCCACACGGTCGGGTTCGACTGCTCCGGGTCGACCGGGGCGGTGCTCGCCGCTGTCGGGCTCGGGTTCAAGCCTGGCGACTCGGTGCCAGACTCCGGGACGATGGCGAGGTCATGGGGCGAGGCGGGCGAAGGGCAGTGCC